CTGTTGCAGCTGCGCCCTGCGCCGTTGTAAGGTTTAGATATAAATTCGTCAATGCGAAAGTATCTGCGGTTGCACCAGCTGTGAGGGTTAAAATTACAACCTTAGTCGCTGCGGTTGCACCAGCATAAGTTTGAGCTGCCGAAACTAAAGCAGTACCACCTTTTGAGGTTGCCGTATAAACGCCACCGATTGCAGTTGTGAGGCTTATTGAAGCATTGGTTACGATAATCTTTGTTATCATGTATTTCGTGCCACAGAAAGCTATTGGAATGGTATTATCAGTAGTGATATTAAAGTTAGCCCCGATTAATACACCGAGCAAGCTATCCACGCCAAGAATTGACAAGCCACCATTTGAGGCAGATTTTGAATAACCTTTTATTGTATTGTCAATATTAATGTAATCATTAGTGCCTGAGGCTGGTGTTGTACAAGCCTCACTACCATTTGAGATAATAACATTTCTTGCACCAGTCGTTAGAACCGTGCTAGCAGCTTGTGCGCCCAAAAGAGTGTTATAACTACCAGATGTTAATAATGCACCTGCATTATACCCAAAAATTGCGCTATAAAGCTTAAATCCTGCTGTAGAAAGAGCGTTGTATCCAACTGATGTGTTACCAAAACCACCACTAACATTGTTCGTATTGTCGCCAACGGATATATTCCATGCGCCTGAATTCCCTTGAAACGCATTAATACCAATAGATGTACATCCAGCTGCGCCTTGTTTTATGAAGGTGTTTCTACCGATTTTATAATCAGTAAGCGAGTTAAAGCTATATTGTGTCATATATCTATAATAGCCCGCCCCTGCCCCCGTAGAAAGCATAAGGGTTTGAGCAACCTCATTAGCCACCATAGCAACGCCCGTTAATGATGGATGCACCCATGTATCAATATAAAAATTACTTGGAAGCGTTGAGCCGTTAGCGTAAGAAATAACAGAATTATAAACATCAACTAATTGGCAGCCATAAGTAGTTGCGAGCGTGCGCGTCATATTCACAAAGCTATCTTGCAGCGCAATAGAACGATTATTTGTTCCATCTGTTGGATTTTGTGGATTACAAGTGCGCATTAGAATATCAGGAACAACCGCCATACCTTGGAAAGCCTGAATGATTTTCGTCATATTGGCTTGGCTAGCTTCAAGAGTTCCACCCATGTCATTTACAACTGAACCCATAATGACAACATCTGGCACAAGAGCAACCATCGCATTAAGCCATGAATAGCCGTGAGTAGTGTCCTGCCAGTCAATAGAACCAGAACCACCAAGCGCACAAGTCATGAAGGTAGTTTCTTGAGTTCCCGAATTATAGCACTCAATATAGGCAAGATTAACCTGTCCACCAGATGACCATTTGATATTAAAAGCCCATAAGCCAGCTGAACCAGTATTTAGGGTAAGAACACCTATACCCTCCGTTCCGCTAGTTGATTGCGTAGTTGTTCCTAGCCCTGCATAATCAACGCTTATCACACCACCACCAGATTGTTGCACATAATAAACCTTGATAACATCGCAAGGGCTGGAAGGCGTGAAGGTAAATGCGTTCGTATTTGTGGTTGCTTTATATGTTCCCCCGCCAATAGAGGTTATCGCGCTATCTAAAGTCCATGAGCTACCAATAGTAACGCGACTTTCCCCATAGCGAGAGTTAGATGAAGGGAAGGTACATTCATAGCCAGCGTAACAGAAACCAGATGCAGTAAAATAGTTCGCTAAGTACGCACTCCAACCTTGAATAACTCCGCCTGAGATGCCCGACACATCCGTTGAATCGCCAACGATTAAAACCCTTGCACCGCGCCCCGAAGCTTTAGCTCTTGCAAGCGCATTATTCCATTTTGGCAAAATAACATTTGATGATAACGATGACGCGATTGTTTTATTAGTCGCAAGGCTTGAGGTTAAAGAACTTGAATTTGAAAAAATACCATTGCTAAAAATGCTCATTATATTCCCCTATTGAATAACTTGGTAAGAAGCAGAAGTTCCAGCCGTTTGGTTAATTCTAAAATTAGCATTTCTAATCATGCTAGATATTTCATAAGTTCCATTAATAGTAAATTGTTTTACTACCCCGTTATTATCTGTAATGTTATCCCAAACCGAATTATCTTCTGGATTATTTATTTGTAAAGTAGCTGAAGTTCCTGAAACACTTCGTATAATTAACCAAATAGGATTATTATTATTCCCATTTATATTCCCATTTAATGCAAAAGTAGGTGATACTGCTACACCTGTAATCGTAACTTGGTTTAATAAAATGCTAGACATGCTATTACCTTCCTAAAATTAATTTATTATATCTACAGCATATGGCATATTGCCTTCTGCTATCCATGATTGCACATCTTCACGAGTTACAAGGCAGCTTTCCATTTCTCCAGATGGATATATGCGAAAAACTACAGAATTATCGGGATATGCGTACTTCCATTTTGTTGGCTCATTCATCATAATTCAACTCCTGTAACAATAAGATTTGCTACGCCATCAACACGGATATGATACATTGTGCCAGCCGTTAACCCTGATGCGACTGTACCTGTGGCAAATAATCCGTGGTCGCTTGCATTTGCAAAAGTTAGACCCGTGAGTGCGCCAATAGTTGCATTCGCCATATTTATTACTGATAGAGAACCAACAGTACCTACTGTAAGACCTGTTGGATGGTCACGCATTTTAGTAGTAAATGGAAAGAAAGCCCCAAAAGCAGTTGTACTGGTAGCCCATGCAGTTGCAATAATTCCGCTTTGGCTATCTAATCTTTGAGAATATCGTTCACATAAAGATAATTCTGTGCCGATTGGGCGTTGTTCATGCCATAATTCACTCACTGAACCAGCTACTAAATCTATATCTCCAATAGTCCAAGCACCTGATATTTGCGCCCCAACACTAAATACAATTTCAATACCTGTAGTTGCAGCAGCGGGAACAGATATATTGGCATAATATCTGCTAACCGTACTATTTATTGTCAATGTTCCAGTCGCTATTTGTGTGCGTGTTGGTGATGCAAGTGTCCCAAAAGCATCAATAGAATTAGCGTAATAGGCTGTCCATGTTACTGTAGTAAGTAGGGAATTAGCAAGGTCAACGGCAAGTGTACAAATGCGATTATTTAAGTCATAAGTATTGGCTGCTTCAAGTCTTGTGCCAAACCCAATGCCAGTAACAGAGGATGCCCCTGTAAATTGATAGCGATTTTTCGCATAATTAGACCCAGCTACCTTTTGTCCAGTAACATTTGCGCCAGTACAATAAGCATACCAGCGATCAACTGTATAAGCTAAAGCTGCCCCCGCAGTAATAGTTTGTGATGCGCCAGAATTTCTTTGATCAATTTGCATCCCACCATTTATAATTCTATTACGAAAACCAGCTAATGCACCTCCATTAAGTTGCGATAAAGTGAAGGTTTTATTAGTAAGCGTTTGTACTGCCGTTAACCCAACTACCTGCTCTTGAATATTTGCAGGATCATAAATTGATTTGTACATATCACCAGTTAAGCCATAAGCAGTAATATTGTCAGTTTCTTTAATAAGATTATCCGCGCTATCTTTCACTGTGATTTTGTAGAAGCCAGATAGCCAAATTGTCGCACGACCTGCGCTATCAAGAATTACTGGATTTGATGCAGGTATTGCGCCTGTGCTATCAGTATATGATACTTGTAGTGTAGTTGTACCAGCTGCATAAGTATAAACTTTACCACCTGCTAATGGCAATCCGTTCGCATCGGTGAAGTAGCTATATGGTGTTCCTAGTGGTTGTGCCATTGTTTAAAATCCTTAAAATGGTATTTCTTTTGATGCTTCTATTTCTTTTATCAACTGTTTAGTAGTTTTTCCCTCAGTATCTATTCCATGTAGATTTGCTAAATGTTCAATATATGCATGGTCACTTTGTTGAGTAGCAGTTTTTTGCTGTGCTGCTCTAAACACTTGCACTTCAGGACGCATATTTCTAGCTGGTGGAGCAGGCAAAGCGAGGGTATTATCCGAGACTTTCGCCATCTCGGCTGCTTTTTTTGCTTGGAATGCTTTCTCAATTATATCATTAGTCGGACGCTCTGATATTAAATCAAATACTTTTTGTGCTTTGCCACGAGCCGCTAGTTTCCCAGACTGTCTTGCAATAGTTCCAGTGGCTATTAGTGGCAATCCTCCCGAAACTCCCACGCCAGTGCTAGCACCAGCAAGAACAGGTAAAGCGACATTTTTATGTTTCCCCAAATCTATTCCAAAAGTTCCTAATCCACGCTCAATCTTCTCGCCAATCCCATTTTTTGCTGCATCCTTAAACGCTTGCTGCTCTTCCGCAGATAATCCTCTTTCCCAATCTTTTTTATTTATATATTTTGTAAATTGCGCTTTTATTGAACGCTGATCGCCATCTGCTTTTTTAAGCATTGAAGCCACATCTTCCATCTTAAATGTTTTAGCTGCTTCTGCTCTTGCTTTAAATAATAACTCTGGCGCATCAGTTCCACCGCCCACAAAATCTGTAGGTGAAAGCTCTTTAAGATGATTATCTATAACATCTCTAACATTATTTGCTACAACCGCATCTTCGCCCTGTATTCCACTTAAAAGCTTTCTATAACCATCAAGTTCAGAAACTGTCATAGGTGCTTGAGTTACTTCACCAGTTAAAGGATTAATTTTCCCTTTAGTAATCCTCGTATAAAGCTCCTTAACCGCGCCAAGAGTTTTTGGGCTAGCTGCTGGGTTTATAGGGGATGCTTCTATTATTGATACTAATTGAGAACCTAAATTATTAGATATTTCTGGCTTTACTGTTGCCCCAGTTGCATCAACTGCTTTATATAAATTAGAGATATTATCTTTAGCTACTGACATAGCTTCGTCTAGTGCATCTGGTTTTAATGCTTTTAACCCTGCATATCGTGCGCTAGCCCCTTCTGCCACCCCTTTTATGACTGGAGATGCGACTGTTCCTATAGCGGAAGCAACTGGCTTTAGGATAGGTGCATTCATAGCTAATTGAGCATTTTGCCCTAATGCTGATAAATCCGCTTTCAAATTAGGGTTATATTGCGCTAAATCATCTATATTCTCACCAATCTGTGTCGCTCCTTCTTTTATTGCCACACCAACAGGGGAAGTAGCTACATAATTTTTAGCTTTCTCAAATGTAGCTTTGCCCTCTGGCGTAACCATTTCACCTAATTGTTCACCTGCCAATCCTATAGCACCGCTTACCGCCTGATTAATCGGCTTAGCTACATTTTCCATTATACCATGATACCCTGAACGGATAGCATCTGGTTGATAATTATCTTTAAGCTCAACCCCATAAATCTTCGCAAGCTGCGCTTCTTTGTCTGGATTTAATTGAGGCGCGGCATTCCCTTGGTCAACCCCATATATTTTAGCTAACTGCGCTTCAACTTCTGGTGTAAGTGCCATTATTTAATTCCATGTTTTTGCTTGAATGCTGCGATTTCTTCGGGAGAGGCTATAGTTTGCGCTTTTTTATCTGCGAAATCAGATTGGAACTTGTCTGGTAAAGTTGGCTTATATGGCTGAGTATCACCGCCAGATTGTTTAGAATTTATATTTTGAGCCTGTATTGCAGAATTGTTCAATTCATTACGCAATATCTCTATTTCAGCATCACGAGTTGCTTTTGGTGCATTCGGGTCAATAGCATAGCCACGATTAATGATTTTCTCAATAAATTGATTACCTCTTATTTGTCCACCTTTTACAAGTTCAGATAAGGCATTAACTACTTGCTGTTGGTTTACAGTATCCCATTTTGAAAGGGCATCATAGCCCTTCCCATTATCACCATAATCACCAGCAATTAACCCAGCTTTTGCCTTTGTACTTACTGGTAATATACCACCATATTCTGGTAAAGATTGGTTTAATTCTTTTAAAGCATCTAAATTCTGATTTAATCTGCCGAAAGTTTGCTCAGAGGCATTAGCTTGTTCACTCAAAGTCGCTTGCTGCTCCCCTTCTTTTTTAGCCTTACTCTTAGCACCTTCAAGCATTGCTTGTGCATCAGGATTTGTTTCAATAGCTGTTTTATAACCTGCAACTGTTTGATATGGTTGTTTTGCTAGAATTGTGGTTTTAGGTGTGCCATATTTTGCGTCAGCAGCAGCTTGAACATCAGCAGGTTGCGGGGTAAATAAAGCGTCAAAATTATCAGGGGTAGGATTGTTTTGTGGAGTAACATTGTTTTGAGCTAGTGATGAAGTAGGACTTGCAGCTGGCTTATTCATTCCACCATATCCGAAACCTGTGACATCTCCAGTTGCTGTTCCTGCTTTTAATGCCATTTGCTGTTGTTGAAGCATAGCAGATAGCTGAGCTGTTGGAGTTGCCCCAGCATATCTTAAACGATTAACAACATCGGGGTTAAATTCATTTGGCAAAACTGATGTATCAATGCCATTTTTTTGTGCATAAGCACGGGCTTGGTCATAAGTGCCTTGGTCAACTGAATTATTGCCAACAATCTGCCCAAGTAGTCCTAATTGCTTTGACTGAGCATCTATTTGCGCTGCAAGTTTCCTTTGTTGGAATTCTTCCTCAGCGCGCGCGTAATCCTGATATGTATGCTGGTTATTAAAAACATTTGGGTCTAATGCCATATATTACCTATCCAAAAATACTTGTGCGACCTTTACCAGCAAGCAAACTAGCAAGGGACTGATTAATAATATCGGATGTTTTCAATCCAGCAGCTGCCTTAGCTGTTCCTAAATCAGTAGTTAAGCCAGCTTGCGCACCAGCTGCCTGTTGACCAGCCCTAGAAGTGCCAGAAAGCATATTATAGGTATTATTTTGACCTTGCAACCAGCGTTGATATGCTTGGTTATAAGTATTATCGGCTAAACCTTGACCAAATGTCTGAGCATCTTTAAGAGCTGCACCAGAAAAGAAATCTCCGCTTGCTGCATTCTTCCTATCAAGTGCTTGTTGTCCTTGTTTTAGATTGAATTGATAACCAGGGTCTTGAGTTAAATCACTGGGATTAAATGTTCCGCCTAAAGTTCCATTTTGCAAATCAGTTGAAAGTTGTTGGTTGGCAACCTGTCCTGTAGCTTGATAAGGAGCTAGAATTCCCATTGCTTTTTTCTGTGCATCAGTTAAAGTTCCTTGCGCTTGATTATTTGCATAAAGGCTATATCCAGTGCCAAGTAGCGAGCCTAGTCCGCTTCCGCCTGCGCCACTACCACCAAAGATAGAAGAACCACCACCGCTTGCAAGATTAGGTAAAGAAGTGCCACCTGTACCTGCACCTAATGCTTTTGCAAAATCAGCAGTTACACCACCGCCATTAAGAGCATTTGCTCCATAAGAAAGGGCGGGATTAGATGTATAGCCTGATGAAGAGCTAGCAGTAGAACCACTAAAAGGATTTACCCCACTTAATGTATTTGAAACACCATTATAAGCTGATGATAATCCATTTCCTATACTATCAGTTAACCCAGAAGTGCCCAATAAAGAGCCTAGACTACCAGTTGAACTAGTGCCTGTGCCGATAATGTTTCCTGTAGTATTTCCTAAAAAGCTAGAAGTTCTTGGTGCTAATTCTGTTAAACCACCATTTGCTAAATATCCTCCAGCACCTCCTAATGCAGCTCCTTTTAACGCCCCTTTTAATCCCCCTCCAGTTAATGCACCAGCTCCACCGCCAGCAACAGCTCCTCCTAATCCAGCAGCAGCAGCTTCACCTAGCCCCAATCCTAAGCCGCTACTTAAAGCTGTACCAATACCAGGTGCGACTGCAGTTGCTAAAATAGGCAATGCAATTCTAGCTATTGGATTGCTAAATATTTTTGAAAACCAACCCATAATTTACTCCTATTTTGCTTCTACAATTCCGATTATTGTTAAAGGTACTGTTATTGCTGTCCATGCAGGCACATAAACCCTATTTGTTGTTTTGTCATACATACCTGCATTAGTTCCAAGTAATCCAGATACTGCAAAGCAAACCCCGTTTGATGTTGCTGTTACTGGCATATTATCAATATATGTCGTACCTGCGACAGAGGTCGTACTTGTACTTGGGATTATATCAATTCTAAAAAATGTTATCGCATCACTAAGTTTATAAACACGCCCCGTTATTGTTGGCGTTCCCACAGTAGTTAAATTGGTAAAAGTTGGTGTCCAATCTGTGCCAGTATCGCCTTGAAAAATCCTATTGAAAAACAATATCCACGCTAGGTTAGCTTTGCCTTGGTTATTAGATATTTGCTCATAAATTGGTGGGGCTGTTATTTTTCCTGTCATTTTAAATAACTTCCTATTAATACTCTCTTGACTGGGTCAGTAATTCTTATCTTAAATGTCCAATCAAATGCTTGCCCCAATCTGCGAAACACTGCTCTACTTAAATAAGAACCAGCACTTCCAAATGATGTTATGTATTCATTTGACCAAGTACGCCCACCATCGCGAGAAATAAACAAAGAAATCTGAGGATCAACCCCTTGACCAGATTGCAACCCAGTACCGCTTTCCATAGCAATTTCTAATTGAGAAAACTTCAGCCTTTGATTTTCATTTGATATATGCGTATAAATTCTTTCTGAGCATAGAGCCTGTCCATCGTCATCATAATAATTAGGTGACATCTCATATATTTTTCCATTATTACGGCTGCCTACTAATTGCTTATTAAATCCATAACAACCTGTGCTACCCAAATGTTGCTCATAAGCACCAAAGGCATTAAGAAACGCTCTCTCATGCCATAAACCAGTTGAAACATCATAAACCAATGTAGTTGGCAGCCCTCCGCCAGTAAGAATATAAAATACATGCCCTTCGCGTTGATATGAATATGCAATTATTGTTTCTGGTGAAGTCGCCTGTGATATTAAAAGTTCAATAGAATTAGTTGAAATTCTTTGTGGGCTAAATCCATTGGCTCTATAAACTATACCCGAACCTAAATAATCACGACCAACCCAAAAAATAGAATTGTCCATAGGTATTGCAGACATTGGAGCAAGGATACCTACTTCAATTTTACCACCAGATATACGAGAAAAAGGGAAAGCAGAAGCTCCGTTATTAGTCCATATTTCAGTTGTTTTATTTCCGAATAGCCATAACTGACCAATGGCGTTAATAGCTCTTAACAAATTATCGGGCGAACTCTCGGCAGTAGCAAAATCTAATGCTGACCATGTTAAACCATCATAAGGTGATGATATATAGAATGAACCACTATCTTTCTTTGTTACCACAAAATAGCCATCAATAAATGATATACCGCTAGATATAGGCAAATCTACATCAGTTACTTTTTGGAAGATATTAGAAGAATAAATAAAAATATAAACACTTGTTCCATCGCATACTGCTAGTTGAAAATTATTTTCATCCATACTTACAAGCCCAGTGCTTGAAGTTATTGCCCCTAATATAGATGATGTGCCATTGGAAAAAATCTCATATAAATTATCCCCAGAAACAGCGAATACCCTTCCATTTGCAGAAGCAAATATCTTCTTAATTGCATCACTGCCAGCAGTAGAGAATAATTTTAGTCCATCAGTTCCATATAAAGCAGTAGGCTCTTTACCATTTTGCGATTGTACAGGATATAAGTTGATTGTGCGTTCAGCATCAAGAGAGAAACTTCTTTCTTGATTTGATCCTCCAACTAACCCTATTTTCATGAGAAATACCCAGTGTAGATATTTTGAGTATTTATATTTGAAGGCAATAATGGCATAGGACTATTAGAAGTAGTCGCACGCTTAATCGCTCCCAAACTAAGCTGAGCTTGCCTTAATATTATTTGGGTAGGTTCAATACCATACTGAGGGGCTAATTCTAAAGCTAAATTATATTTTATCGCCTTAACAAACCCAACTGGAAGCGATACTATATCTGTTAGAGAAGTATATGTCCCTAGTGGTTTATTACTTTGCAAATACAGAGTACCATTAAGTGTAGCAGGATAAAACTTAATAGTTCCAAGCGGGAAGCCATTGTCATAAGTCATGAACTGCGGAATAGTTGAAGTTAAGGACTTCAGAGCTACATATTTTTGATATTGAACTTGAGAAATAGCTTCTACTGGATAATCTATATTGCCAACACGGATAACGCTATCTGCTATATTAATAGGGCG